CCTGTAAGTTTCGGTAAAATTTATAGCACCTTAAATGAAATACTACGCAGAGGTGGTGTCTACAAAAACGGTGCGATTGTTTTACATATTTCGCTCAATCACCCTGATGCTCTTGACTTTATTACTACTCCTAGATCGGAACTACCTTGGGTCAAACGATGCATCAACATCACTGAAGAGTGGTGGCAGGATTGTACGTTCAAGGAAGAGCTACTACACGGAATCAAGTCCGGTGACATCTGGTTAAACAAAGTTAAGTATGACAATGAAGGAAACAGGATCAGAGGCAACGTTTGTCTTGAGGTGTACTTGCCAAGCCGAGGCACCTGTCTTTTGCAGCACATCAATCTCGGTGCCTGTGAATTTGACGACATTCCACGAGCTTTCTTTGAAGGGATGCAGGAACTGTGTGCCTTACATGGCAGAACTGGTGTTGGCGATTCAGGAGAATATCTCCCCAGTGAAACTGATCGACAGGTCGGCCTCGGAATGTTGGGACTTGCCAACCTCTTACGAAGGTACGGAGTAACTTACGAGCAATTCGGTGAAGCGCTTGATCAATATAATCGCTTCAGAAGTAAACCATTTCACTCAGCTGCTTATGAACTTGTCTCTCAAATTGCTTCAGGAATTAACCAAGCAGCCGCAGTCGCTCGCAACGCTAATATGGTTCGAGCCTTTGCTATCGCTCCAACCGCCAGTTGCAGTTATCGAAGCTTGGATCTGGATGGCAATACTTGCACACCAGAAATCGCTCCACCTATCTCGCAGACAGTTGATCGCGACTCAGGTACTTTCGGAGTACAAACTTATAACTACGGTGATGTAGAGATTGCATCAGAAGTAGGTTGGGATAATTATAAACGAGTTGCAGACGGCATCATGACGATGCTTGATCGCACAGGACTTCTTCATGGTTATAGCTTCAACTCTTGGAGTGATGTAGTGACCTACGACAATGCGTTCGTGGAAGAGTGGCTTAGGTCTCCGCAAACCTCTCTCTATTACTCATTACAGGTAATGGGAGACACTCAAGATAAGACTGATGCATATGCTGCAATAGATGCAGAAGATGTGGATAAGTATCTAGAGGAACTTTTTAACAATGAAGAACTTACATGTGATTGTCAAGAATGAACCCTTACGAGAAGCTACAAAACAGAAAAAGAAAATGGACACCAGTTCAGACAACTGCCGGATCATGCAAGGCAGGGGCGGAAGAAGCGGTACACCGTGCTCTTGCGTTGCGACATATGGAACTACCTGTGGGAGATTTTATCCGTGATGCATTGGCAACCGACGTACCAGCACTATCGCGGGAGCTATTGGAATCCAATGTCAAAGACGAAGAAAACCACGACTTGGCACTTGGTTACATTGCCAATGCTTACGGTGTTAATCAAAAAGCTGAGGCTGAAGCGTTACGGTTACGTGATGCTTGGACAGCGCATCCGGATCACACGATCCTCAAAGCGATGGTTGCCGAACGTGCAATTTTCTTCGTTCTTCTACCATTCTTTCGCGCTAATGGTGACGCTGGAATGCGGACAGTAAGTGCGGACATAAGTAGAGATTGAAGCGTTGGTTTCTACTATAAAAAACTAGGTGAATTGCTGGAACTCCTCCTTCTATGGACAATCAGCAGCCAAGCCAGTCTACAAGCTGGAAGGTTCAACGACTAACTCCCGAGTGGCAACACAGTAATGGAGACACGAGTGCCTAGCACCTTTTTTGGTGAAGATATAGTCTGACCTGCATCAATGGTAAAGATGTAGAAGTAAAGGATAAAGAGCCTTTACGATAACACTTGGAACAAATTCACGTTGCTGCCAATAGCATTGTTTGTCGGGAGCTGGGGCTTACTGTCAGTCCTTCTCTTGATAAACTCCGCAAGGCAACTATCAATTGGGTAATGCAACCACTAGGTAGCAATGCCGATAAATATTTAGACAGAAAATTTTGGCTGGATTCAAGCGACCGATTGATGTATGAAGGCAAAGCTCCTGAGCTTTCTTTCACCAAGGCTGGCCGTGTTCCGGCGTTCTTTGAACATAGTAATGTCAATTTACCCCAATACGCTTGAGCCTATTTACGGTCCAGAGCTAAGCACCATCCTTAAAGAGATGGAACAAATCTTTCCACCCGTTACTCCTACACCAGACTGGACCGCAAGTCAGATCATGTATAGATCTGGACAACGTGCAGTTGTGGAGTGGTTAATCCAAAGGATAGAAAACTAATGTGCCTTAACAACCAACAACCTAGTGCTCCGCAGATCAAACAGATGGCACCACCGCCACCGGTCAAGCCTCTACAAATTGCACAACGATCAACGCTACCAACTAAACAAGTATCAGTAGAAGAGTCCAAACCTGTAGCGTTTGGAGCCAAGTCAAAACGTGATGCTTCCAAACCTGTTAAACGTGACGCAGCTTCATTGCTTGTACCTATGTCGGATACAGGTAACACTGCAGGCGGTATCAACGCATGACTACTGCTCGCGAACAATACAGCAAACTAAGTAGTGACAGACATCAGTTCCTTGATTCAGCTATTGAATGTTCGGAGCTGACGTTACCTTATTTAATTAGACAAGACAACGAAGGTCATAATCACAAACGCCTGCAGACACCGTGGCAATCAGTTGGTAGTAAAGCTGTTGTAACTTTAGCTGCCAAGCTAATGCTTGCTCTGCTACCTCCACAAACTACGTTTTTTAAACTACAAGTTAAAGAAGATAAGCTGGGAGAAGACATCACAGCTGAGATAAAAAGTGAGCTAGACCTTTCTTTTTCAAAGATGGAACGCACCATCATGGAAGCTATTGCAGCTACCAATGATCGGGTTGTCGTTCACCAAGCATTGAAGCATCTGATTGTAGGTGGCAATGCGTTGATCTTTATGGGTAAGGAAGGGCTTAAGCATTATCCACTTAATCGCTACGTTGTAAGTCGTGATGGTAACGGTAACGTTATAGAGATCGTCACCAAAGAAAGCATTGACAAAAAAATGTTGGAGAATGAGATCAAAGAATCTCACCCTAACAATGTTTCTGAAGACGGGTCAGGTCACGACGATGAGGTAGACATTTACACCCACGTCAAGTATGACAACGGTCGTTGGCATTGGCATCAAGAATGCTACGACAAAGTGATGGCAGGAACGAAAAGTTCTGCTCCTAAAAATGCAACACCTTGGCTTTGCCTTCGCTTTAATACAGTCGATGGTGAAGACTACGGTCGCGGCAGGGTTGAAGAATTTCTAGGAGACCTACGGTCGCTAGAAGCATTAAGTCAAGCACTAGTTGAAGGCTCTGCAGCAGCTGCAAAGATTGTCTTCCTTGTCAGCCCTTCGTCTACAACTAAACCCCAGACACTTGCTAACGCTGGTAATGGTGCAATCGTACAAGGCAGGCCAGATGATGTCAGTGTTATCACTACTGGTGGTAAGACAGCTGACTTCGCTACAGCCGCAAATCTTGCTCAACAATTAGAGCGAAGAATTGGAGAGGCATTCTTACAGCTAAACATCCGTCAGTCTGAGCGCACAACTGCGGAAGAGGTACGCCTCACCCAACTTGAATTGGAACAGCAACTTGGAGGATTATTCAGCCTCCTAACTGTTGAGTTCCTTGTGCCCTATCTGAATAGGACCATGATGGTCTTGCAGCGTAATGGTCAACTACCTAAGATCCCTAAGGATTATGTTAGTCCTACTATTGTTGCAGGTGTTAACGCCTTAGGTCGTGGCCAAGATCGTGAAAGTCTTACCACATTTATTACTACAATTGCACAGACATTAGGTCCAGAAGCGTTGATGAAATACATCGAACCATCTGAAGCAATCAAACGACTAGCTGCAGCACAAGGTATTGACTATCTAAACCTTGTAAAGCCAGAAGAAAAGATCCAGCAGGAAGCGCAGATGCAGCAACAGATGGCGCAGCAACAATCTCTTGTGGATCAAGCTGGTCAACTGGCAAGCGCACCAATGATGGACCCTTCAAAACAACCAACAGAACAACCTCAATTAGAAAATGGCTGAAACTCTTACATACGATTCCACCCCAGCTGATGCTCCTGAACTAAATGCAGACGAACAGGACTCGTTAGCTGTCGGTGAAGAGATGCAGACTGCCCAGGATGATCTCCTGGCTGGTAAATATAAAAATGCACAAGAGCTTGAAAGTGCATACATGGAGCTGCAAAAGAAACTTGGTGAGCGTTCAGATGAACCTGAAGAAATTCAAGTTGTAGACGAGAAGCCAGAAACACCTGAATCAGTATCTTTCCTCAACGATGCTTCTTCTGAATATGCTGAGAATGGTGAACTGTCAAAAGAAACAATGAGCAAGCTTGCTGATATGTCTAGCGAAGAGCTAGTGCAAGCTTATATTGAATCTCAAGCTAATCAAGAAACTGCTGCAGTCAGCTTGTCTGACAAGCAAGTCAACTCTATTAAAGAACGTGTTGGCGGTGAAGAGCAGTACAACACTATTGTTAATTGGGCTGGTCAAAACCTTGATCAAGAATCTATTGATGGTTTTGATTCATTGATTGAAACCGGTAATGTCAAAGCCATTGAGATGGCTGTAGCAGGACTGAAGTCAATGTACGAAGCACAGAACGGTAGTGAAGGCCGACTCATTACAGGCAAGTCACCTTCCACTGTTGGCGATTCATTTAAAAGCCAAGCTGAAGTTGTAGCAGCAATGAGTGATCCTCGGTATGACCGTGATCCTGCATACAGAAATAACATCATTGAAAAACTAGACCGATCCGACAATTTCTTTTAAATCATATGAAAACTAAAGGCAAGGGTTCTTGCGGAGGCAAGAAAGGTGGCAAAGGGTACAAATAAAAAACTAAAGATTTCTCAGTCATTCGATGTCAATAGTCCTTACATGCCTGGCGGGCAGGATTACAAAGGTATTCCTAATGCCTCACCAGAAATGTTGAGGAGACTACAAAAGAAAAAGATTAAGAATCCAGGTGGGCAATCGTTGCCACCAGTAAGGAAAGCTAAAGCAAAAACTAAAAGGAAAAAAAGTTATGGTTAATAAAAAGAAACCTACTACTAAAAAGATTAAAGGCGCTGATGGTAAGGCGTGCTGGAAAGGTTACTCATATGCAGGAACTAAAAACGGCAAAGACAAATGTGTCAAAACTAAAAAGTAATACGTGCCCCCTCAGAGGCACATAATATCTGATTTTTCCTTGTTAACTTCCAAGGAACGGTTACGGACCTGGGACTGGAAAAACCTGGGGCTACCACAATTAAAATAAGTACTTAACTCCATGCCTACACCTAAGAAAAAAACAACAAAAAAACCAAGAGATGTTGCAGGTGTAAGAGCTGCACAAAATGCAGCTTATACCAAGCTTCTTAAAAAGAAAAAAAAGTAAGCACACGTCCGTTCATCCTTCGGGACGCATGACACCATAAGCATGGAACGGGGCTTGTGGAACTTCTTAGGAGGTTACTGTGCAGAGCAAGACTTATTGCTATCGCGGTGTTAAGTACACCAAGTGAGATAGATCTTACAG